GAGTACAACAGCTTCTGGCTTTAATGCTGGTGATAAAGTTGAACTTCGTTTAACAGCTGGTGAAATCAATCAAATATTCTCAGGTGTAGTACAAGGTGGTAACACTGACCAAATCTTTGTAGAGAATGGTCAAACAGTTACAGCTAACTATAGCATTACATCTAACAAGAGTGCTCACTCATCAGGCCCAGTTACTACTAATACTGGTATTACAGTTACAGTTCCTAGCGGTAGCCGCTGGATCATTTTATAAGGATATAACATGGCAGTTACCATTAATGCTTCAACCTCTGCAGGCTTAGTTCAATCAGCAGACCTTACGGGTGCTTTAGCTTTCCAAAACAACGGTGTTACTGCTTTAACACTTGACGCTTCTCAAAACGCTTTGTTTGTTGCTGGTGCTACATTTAACGGTGCTTTTTCTGGATCTTATTCACATGGTACTGTATTAGACTATGCAACAGGTAATGCTCGTGTAACAGCAGGACCTGCTGATGGTATTACTTTTTACAATGGTGGTCCATCATCAAGAGCTACATTAATGGGTTTATCAGCTACTGGTTATATGACTGGTGTAGTTGGAGCAGGTCCTACAGGTTTATATCAAGCATCACAATACTATAGACTTAATGCAGCCTATGCAGGTTCTAATGCGACTGGTGCTCAATCAGCATTTGGTGTTGGTGTAACTTTATTAGGATCTACAACATATGAGTTTGAAGGTGTTATAGCTTTAAATAAAACAGCTGGTACTACATCACATACTATTGCTTTAGGCTTTGGTGGAACTGCTACATTAAATAACATTGGTTACTATGTAGAAAATACAGCAGGCACTGCTAACCAATTTAATGCTCTTCAAGGTAGTGCAACCGCAGCTAACATATCATCAACAACATTTATCACCGCAGCTACTGCTACTGTATTGACAGGTGCTATTACTACTGCAACTGTTGGTTATGTATTTATAGTTAAAGGTACAGTATCAATTAACGCTGGTGGTACCTTCATTCCACAATACACATTATCAGCTGCTCCAGGCGGTTCATACTCAACTGCAATTGGTAGCTATTTCAAACTTAGTCCATTAGCTGCTTCAGGTTCTAATGTATCTATTGGTACTTGGGCTTAATTAATTTAATAGGAGAATCACATGGCATTAACTTTAGACGGAACCGCAGGAGTAAACTCACCAGGACTTACATCTTCAGGTGTTACTACTTTAGGTGAAACAACAACAGTATCAGCAACAGCTGCTACAGGTACAATTAACTTAGATGTTATTACACAATCTATTGTTTATTATACAACTAACGCATCAGCTAACTTTACATTAAACGTAAGAGGTAACTCTACAACATCTCTTAATACTTTAATGGCTACAGGTGAAACAAGAACTGTTACATTTATGAATACTAACGGATCACCTGCTTACTATGCTAATGCATTTACAATTGATGGTACATCAGTAACTCCTAAATGGCAAGGTGGTACAGCCCCTGCTGCTGGTAATGCATCTTCTGTTGATGTATACACATTAGCTATTACTAAAACAGCTGCATCAACATACACAGTATTTGCTTCATTATCACAATTTAAATAGGAATCATTATGGCCAACGCTATAACCTTTGGTACCGCTGCTGCAAGAGCATTTGGATTTACTAGCAAACCTTCTACAGGTGGTGCTTCACCTTCTTATACATTTACTACAAGTACTCAAAATGCTACTTTAAATATCACTTCTATAGGTGGTTATGTAGCTGGTAATAGTAGAGTTACTGTAACTGTTAACTCTGGTGTTTATTTATGGGCATCAACTACATCTAACTATGGTTTAACACTCACTGGTGGTTCTGGTGGTGATTCATTATATTTAGTTAATAATGGTTATATTATTGGATGTGGAGGTAAAGGAGGCGGTGCTACTGGTCCTGCGTATAGTGGAGGACCTGCTTTATCATTTGCATGGCCTATTAATATTACAAACAATTCATATATAGCAGCAGGTGGCGGTGGAGGTTCTACTGTATTTAATAGTTCTAATATAGCAGGTGGCGGTGGTGCTGGAGGAGGTGCAGGGGGTGATTGGGGCAATGCTGGGGGTCAAGTTGGTGGAACTGGAGGAGCTATAGGAGCAGCAGGAGGTACTGGTACTATTTGTGGTTGTGGACCTACAGGAGGTGGCGGTGGTGGTAGAATATTACCAGGAGTAGGTGGTATTGGTGCAGTCAATGGCTTTGGTGGTAATGGAGGCGGTGCAGGGGGTGGAGGAAGTTCTGGTAATGGAGCTGGGCCAAGTGGTAATGGTGGATCAGGAAATGCTGCAGGTGGTAATGGTACTGGTACTAGCGGATCTGGTGGAGGAGGCGGTTGGGGTGCTTTAGGAGGTCTTGGATATAATCAATCTAATACTAGTTCAGGAGGAGCGGCTTTAACATGTAATGGTAATAACTTTACCTTTATTACTAAAGGTAACACATGGGGGTATGTAATTCTATGATTATTTATATTATACCTAATTCAGGTAAAAGTACTTATATAGTACCAGATTCAGTAACTAGAGATCAAGGAATATCACTTAGTCTTCCTAACTCAGAATGGATCCTAGGTACTGAAACTGACGCTAATAACTTATTACAATCTGTTCAACAAGAAGTTCTTAATAACTATAAAGTTATCTTTTCAGTATGTAAATCTATTAGAACTAGTGAAGGTCATCAACAATGGTCTGTATGTGACATTACTCAAGAAGAACCTAATACAGATGTTTATTATCATATATTTAATCCTATGAGCGTTGAACATATTGATGTTGTTGGTTTAGACGCTGCTATTCAAACATTAACTGGTTGTCAAAATGAAGTTCTTCAACATCTTAGTTTAGATAAACCAACAGTGTTGACTGAATTACCAGCACCTTATGTTGCTTCTAAAGAAGTATCACAAGGAACACAAACAATATAATGGTAAATGAAAAAGACTTTATATATGAGTATTCAGATTTAAATCTCTTTCAAACTAGAGTTCAAGTATTAACAGGTAAGTATAAAGATATAGTAGTAGAGTTTGGTACATCAGGTGTTATGACAGGAGAGTTTGTTCCTGTGTTTAACTTTGATTACACATTATATCAAGCACCTGATAACTTTAAAGTAACTACTGAGTTTGAAGACTATTTAGCTGACTTACTTATTAACGTAATATATCATCGTAATAATGATAAGACAGCACATGATAAGTTACAACAAGCAGCCCATGTTAATGGTGTTCAAGGTTCTAAGATTAAAATAGATAGATCTTTTTATCCAGAACAATATGGTGGTCATGAACCAGCTTGTGTAGCTAACATGCAGGAGTTTTAATGGAATTAGGTAAAACAAAATCAGTAGTAGTAAAACTTAGTTATAGTCAAGTTCATAAATTGTTAGGTATGTCTTTAATTGATTATACTAAATACTATTTATTAGGAGTAGCAAATGACAGAGAGAATAGAACCAGCTCATAGCTTTGTCTATGATGGTGCAAGAATGAATATCTTTCACGCTAACAAAGGTGAAGGACTTCCAAAGCATGATCATAACTTTGCACATGGAACCTTTTGTATGTCAGGTTCATGTGTAGTTCGTAAAGAAGGTAAAGAACTAGTTATGGATAAAATGACACAACCAATTAATCTTGTTGCTAATGAATGGCATGAGATTGAAGCCTTAGAAGACGGCACAGTCTTCTGTAACGTTTTTGCAGAAGGGAAATACTAATGAAAGCTAAACTATTACAATTAGTAGACTTAATTAAGAAAGCTGCTTTATATTCATTTAAAGTAGTCTTAAGAGGTCTTAAAGTACTAACAGAAGAAACAATCATTGTTCTTCAAGCATTAGATACACTATTAACTAAGGAAACACAATAATGAATTTATTACATAATATCTTAAGAGTAGCTAAAGACGTAGAAGAAAAAGTAGAACATGTTTTAGATCCTAAAGAAGAAGAAACAGCTGCTAAAGTAACTCCTACAGCTTCATTAGCTATTTCTGTAGTATCACCTGAAACAGCAGTAACAGGTGAAACTCATCCAGTTATTACTGGAGAGTAACATGAAGAAGCTACTAGCTTTAATATTATTAGCTGTAGCATCATATTCATATGCAGTTGACTATATGGTGATGCAGTATAATGAGAATGTTCGTGTTGTTCTTTCTAAAGAGAAATGTGAACAAGCAGGTTTTAAAGCAGTAGCTCAACGTATAGACAAACAAGTATTAAAAGGTTGTTGGTCTGCTAATGGTAACAATATACACATACAATGGGAAGGTGGAGACTTTAGTGAGTTTCCAGTTGACAGATTTTATCCTGTAGAGATTAAATAATGGGAAGCATTTTATCACTTATACTACCAGCTTTAGTTCCTGTCTTTGCAGATGGAGCTAGAGGTTTATTTGCTCGCATCACAGGAGGTGCTGGTGGCCAACCTCAGAACGTTGATGAACGAGTTAAACTTATGGAGGCTGAAGCTCAAAAGCTACAAGCTATGGCAGCATTAGATGGTACCGTAACAGGTCAACCAGCTCCTTGGATTGTAGATTTAAGAGCATCATTTAGATATGTTATTATTAGTGCTATATTGTTGTTTACTGGTGTTATCGTATTTTATCCTAACATTGTAGGAGCATCAGTAATAGCTACCTTTTTAGATATGTCCGGTGCATGTATGTCATTTGTCATCGGTGAAAGAATGTATTTGAGTATTAAGAAATGACCTTAGTGACAGTGGATACATTGAAGGCGATGTACAAAATGTTTTGTAATCTTCCACCCTTCGATAAGTATACACTGCCACATGCGTCCCAGATAGAATGGTTGATTGTTAATGATCCAGATATGTATGGACAATATCAACCAGAACCCCATGCAATAACAATAAGCACTGCAAGGTGTGGTCATTTAGATACAATCCAAAGAACGTTAGTTCATGAGATGGTCCATATGATCTTATATCTGCAAGGCAAGAGATATGAGTTACATAACAAGAACTTCTTTAACTTTACTAACAAGATAGCCACTTTGTATGGCTGGGACCCGAAAGAACTTTAACATGGTAGACCATTCACAACTAACCGAACCAGTAAAACATGTAGTAGATACTGTAGCAGCAGTAACAGCTTTAGGAACTATAACTACTTTGTTACCACCTATTGCAGCATTACTAACTATATTCTGGACTTTTGTCCGTATATACGATAGATTCTTTGCTAAGAATAAAAGACCAACTAATACATCACAGGATTAATTATGGCAGTTACCGGAACATCAACCTTTACCGTAACTCGTAATCAGATTATAGAAGCAGCATTACGAGGCTTAGCAGTACTAGAAGAAGGGGCACAACCTACAGCTACAGCTTTAGAGAATGGTTCATTTGCTCTTAATCTTATTATGAAGAAATGGCAAACCCATGGTATTAAACTATGGACTATTACTGAGCTTACTATTCCGTTAACAGCTAATCAAACAACTTATAATATAGGACCAGCAGGATCTGCTCCTACAGTTGATTTAGTAACTGATAAGCCTTTAAGACTTATTCAATCATTCTTACGAAATACAAGTGTATCTCCTCAAGTAGATATTCCTATGACTATTATCTCTCAACAAGAGTATAACATCTTAGGTAGTAAGTTTTCTACAGGAACAACTAACAGTGTGTTCTATATGCCATATACTACATATGGTACAGTATCAGTGTTCTTAACTCCAGATACTAATACAGCTACTAATTACGATTTACATTTAACAGTTCAAAGACCTATCTATGACATTAAGAATGCTAATGATAACTTTGACTTTCCATCAGAATGGTTCTTAGCTCTTAAGTGGGCATTGATGGCTGAGATGGCTTCAGACTATGATAAGACTTTACAAGATAAGACTTACTATGATGGTAAAGCTTTACAATTCCAAAAGGATCTAGAAGATTGGGATATTGAACATTCATCTACATTCTTCCAACCAGATGTTCGAACAGGGTTTAATAGGAACTTTAGATAATGCCTAAAAGCGTTCTTCCTATATTAACTACTTTAGATAGTCGTACTAATGACTTGTCTAAAGATAGTAAGATGATGAACTGTTACAAAGAGACGATTAACCAAATGATATATTGTGTTAAGCGTCCAGGTAAGAAAGCTTATCCATTAACAACACCATTAGCAACACCAGGCCAAGGTCTATGGTCTTTTAATGGTAACTTATATGCAGCGGCTGGTGGATCTCTTTCTAGAATAACAAGTGGTAATACTACTTTGTTATCAAACAATTACCACGCTACAAACGTATTTAGCTTTGTTAATACATTAAATACAAGTAGTCCTCATCCTTATATGGTATTCCATGATCAAGTCAATGGTTACTATTTAAGTGCAGCTGGTGACTTAAACTTTATAGCAGGTCAAGTTAACCAAGTAGTATTAAATAGCGGTGGTGGTGGTTATCCACCTTCAGGTACATTTACTGTATCAGGAACTACTGGTTCAGGTGCTAGTGGTACATATAGTGCATACAATGGTTCTATTAGCACTGTTACTATTACTAATAGAGGTTCTAACTATACTGGTCCTTTAACAGTTACATTTGCTCCAGCTACAGCTTCTACTACAGCTAGTATATCAGGAACAACTTTAACAGTAACAGCTATTTCATCAGGACAACTATATAACGGTATGGTGTTAGCAGGTACAGGTGTTACTGCTGGTACAAACATATTAGGTCAATTAACAGCTACAGGAACTGCAGCTGCTACAGTTAAATATGTTAGTGGTGGTGGTTCTGGTTCTAGTACATTTGTAGTTAATACTGTAACTAATTTAGCAATTAACCAATTAATTCAAGGTACAGGTATAACAGCAGGTACTATTATATCTCAGATTGATACAGTTAATAAGATTATAACTATTAACAATCCATTAACATCAAATGCTTCAGGTAACTATAACATTTATAATATTGGTGGTACAGGTACTTATTTACTTGATACATCACAAACAGTATCTAGTACTACAATTACAGCATCTAACAGTCAAGCAGCTTCTGCTAGTGCTAATTTAAATACCTTTCCATCTAACCCAGTACCTGGTTTAGTATACCTTGATGGTTATGTATTTGCAATGGATAGAACAGCTACTATATGGCAATCTGATGCTGAGAACCCTACATCATGGGGTGCATTAAACTACATTCAAGCTCAAGGTGAACCTGATGCTGGTGTAGGTATAGCAAAGCATCTTAACTATCTTGTAGCATTTAAACAATGGACAACACAGTTCTTCTATGATGCAGCTAATCCTTTAGGATCAGTATTAAGCTTAAATGCATCAGCTAACTTAGAAATAGGATGTGCTCATGGTAACTCTATTCAACAGTTAGAAGAGTCTGTAATATGGATGGCTACTGTTAAAGAAGGTGGTAGAACTGTTGCTATACTTAATGGTTTAACTCCTTCATTTATATCTACTAAGTCAGTAGAAGAGTATCTTAATGCAAGTGATCTTAGCGGTGTGTATTCTTGGATATATAAAATATCAGGTCATACATTTTATGGTCTAGTATTAACAGATCAAAACGTAACACTTGTATATGATCTACAAGAAAAAGACTGGCATGTATGGACTACTAATAAACAGTTTATTGGTGGTACTGAGAACTATTTTGAGTGTTCATTTGTAACTCAGTTTCCTACAGGTACTAATAACTTTTATGTACTAGATGCTGTTAATGGTTTAGTATTTACTTTAAGTGAAAATAATTACGTAGATCCATTTGGACCTATTACAATGCGTGTAGTTACACATAGACATGACTTTGGAACACCTGATCATAAGACAGCTAGTTGTTTAACAATCTTTGGTGATAACATTAATGATACTATGCAGGTAAGACACACTGAAGATGATTATCAAACTTGGTCAGCTTATCGTAACGTAGATTTAAGTTTAGATAAACCATGTTTATATAACCTTGGTAGATTTAGACGTAGAGCTTATGAGTTTCTTTATACAGGTTACCAACCTTTAAGACTTCGTAAAGCAGTGTTTGATATTAACGGTAGACTAGAAACAACACAAGAACAATAGATGAATATAGTAGTAGTACCAAAGAAAGATATAGATACAGTATGGCCTCATGTTAAAGATTACTTAGATAAAGCTGCAAGGCTTTCATTAGGTAGATTTACTATAGAGGAAATAAAACATAATCTAGATACAAAGAATCAACAGCTCTGGATAGCTTTTGATAATGATAAGATTGTAGCATCTGCTATAACAGAGATTATGGAGTATCCTAAGATCAAGACTTTGTTTGGTCACTTCATTGGTGGTATAGAATTAGAGACATGGAAGCAACCTATAGTCGATAACATGGCTGAGTTTTGTAGACAGAATGGTTGTGATAGAATTGAGTTTATGGGTAGACGCGGTTGGGGTAAACCCTTAAAGAGTATAGGCTGGAAAGAAACTTATCGTGTATATGAATATTATGTGGAGAATTAACAATGTTTGGTCTTAAAAGATTTGGTATATTAAAGCACCCCGGTTATAATGGTGGTGGTAAAGGAGGCGGTGGTGGTAATACTGCTGGTGGTCAAGCACAAGACTTCTTTGGTGTTGGTGCTAGAGCTCCCTATGCTAATATGTTAGGTAACTTATTATTAGGTCAACCTATGACAACTGGTGGTACAACTATTACTGATAAACGTGGTGATCAAACTACAGTAGGTCAACAATCTGTATCATTAACAGATTATGTTAAATCACAACCTGGCTATCAATTTGGTTTTGATCAGTCTATGCAAGCTTTAACAAGACAACAACAAGCTACGGGTCAAGCAGGTGGCGGTGCACAACAAGTAGCATTACAAGGATTTGGTGCTGACTATGCTGGTAAGTACATGCAACAAATGATTGGTAACTTAATGCCTGCATCTGGTGCTGGTACAGCTCCTATGAACTTAGGACAACAACAATCAACAGGTATGCAAACAATGGCAGGTATTGCTGGTGCTGGACTTGGTTATTTGGCATCAAGCGGTGGTGGTGGTGGAAGTATGTTCGATGCTGCTGCTTCTTTCATGCTTGCATAACAACTTTATTTATTAGGATACTATTATGGCTGGTGTAGATTTATTTAGTGACTTTATGAGTGGCTTTAAAGGTGGTCAATATATTGAACAAGCCTTTGAAGATGGTGCTGCTGATAAAACAGAAAAAGACGTTAGATCTTCTGAAAGAGCAAAAGGTGATGCTAAAGCACCTCCTGGTACATCTACATCAAAAGATTCTGGTGGTGGGGGTGGATCATCATCAGGACCAAGTACAAAATTTGATATAGCTAGTGATAGTAGTGCCTCTGTCGACACACAAGATACTAAAGGTGATGTAGGTGCTCCACAAGCACCAGCAGGTACTACAGACTTCTGGAAGGGTACTACACCCCCAGCTAGTGCAACTCAACAAGGCCCTGCAGGTAGTACTGAATACTGGAAAGGTACACCATCAGGTCCTACTGGTTATACTACTCCTGGTGATACAACAGCACAACAACCTGGTGCTGGTCAAATGCCATCATTCATGTCTGCTGGCGGTGCTAAGCAAGATATGTTCCATGACTACTCAGACATTCATAATGCTGTTGTAGGAGCTCCTCCTGTAGACTCTCAAGGTAAAGAGATTAAATCTCAAGATCAACAAGTAGCTACTCCAGCTCCTGGCGGAGAAGGTGGTGCTAAATCAGTAGTAGACCAAGCTACTGCTAAACTAGACCAAGGTCCTAAACCTTCTACAGTTCAATATTCAGAGTATGCTTCTTATGTTAAGTCATCAGAACAAGAACTAGGTCTATTACAAAAGATTAGAGATGCACAATATGCTGCAGGTCATTTAAGAGCTGGTCGTGAAAAAGACGCAGAGATTACTACTAAACAAAGAGAGATTGATAGTCATAGAACTAATCTATTAAATCAACAAGCAAAGATTATGGATGAAGCAGGCGGCATCCTTCGTAGTTTTATAACAGCTACAGATACTGATAGATCTCCTGAGAATGTATTAGCTGAGTTCAATAAAGCTAAAGTAGCTATGCAATCTCAATTAGCTTATGATGCTGATCTTCAACCTCATTATAAAACAGACCCTGCTACAGGTAAACAAGTACTTGATGTAGATAGAACTCGTCAAGATGCTAAAGCTTTCTATGAAAGAACTATTACAGGTAAACAAGCTGCTACAACACAACAAGCTATACTAAAAGATGCTACTAATAACAGACGTCTTGATATTACAGAAAGAAATATGAATATATCTAATAGCCTTAAGATTGCAGCTCTTGATCTTAAGAATAGAGCGTTTGATGAGAAGAAGACTACTGATCTTCTTACTACACAAAAGAATGCTATTGATGAAACTATTAAAGAACTTCGAGACTTTGATGGTCCAGCTGCTGATAGAGCTAAAATGTATAGCAGACTAGAAAGTATGCAAACACAATATGCTTCAATGCAAGCAGACTTTAAAGCTCAAGCTAAACGTGACGGTGCTAAGTATACCTATGTAGAACCTACTATAAGTACAGTAAACCCTTATACTAGTGGTGCTGCTCAAGTAGCTACTAATAAGCCATCAGATACTGCGGTTGCAGCCCCTGCTGCTAAACCAGGAGCACCAGCAGCTTCTACAACTACTACTCAAGCTAAACCTGCTGCTACAGCTGCAGCTCCTAGTGCAAGTAACTTATCTCCAACTGAAAAGACTTGGGTTGAAAAAGCTAAACAACTTAATCCTAGTATGTCTGAAGCTGATGTTATAGCATGGGGTGTTAAGAATAATAAGATTAAAGGTACAAGTCCTGCTAAAGAAGCTCCTAAAGCAGAGGCTCCTAAGGCTGCTGCACCTAAAGCAGAACCTAAACCAATGTCTATTGATGATAACATCAAGAGCTTAGAAAAACAAGCTAAAGTACTTCAACGTAGAATTGATCCTAAAGCTGCTGAGGCATCTGATATTGCATCTCAAGCTAAATCATCAAGTGAGTTCTATGGTAAGACAGTTCCTGAAGCTACAACTAAAGTTGCTAAAAACGTTGCATCAGCTACTAAAGAGTTCTTTACTGGTGAGAAACAACGTGCTGCTGATAAGAAACAGCTTGAAGAAATCTTGGCTAAGATTGAAGAGCTTAAGAAACAAAAAGAAGGTAACTAATGGATTTTATTGATCCGGATTCACAGGCTCAAGGACAACCATCTACTACAGACAATTCAAATCAATTCTTAGATAACTATAAATCTTTTATAGGTAAATCTGAAGGAGCTGATTATAATACAATAGTAGGTGGTAAGACCTTTGATGACTTTTCTAAACACCCTGGAGTAGTAGGACTTACTACATCTGAAGGTCCTAGTACTGCTGCTGGTCGTTATCAAATCACTAAGACTACTTACGATAAGTATGCTTCTAAACTAAACATAAATGACTTCTCTAAAGAGAGTCAAGATAAAATAGCAGAAGCAATCTTTAAAGATAAAGGTGCTTGGGATGATATTAATAAAGGTGATTATGAATCTGCTAATAAGAAACTAGGTGGAGTATGGGCTAGTCTTCCTACAAGTAAGTATAATCAACCTAAACGTTCTGAAGAGTGGGCTAAAGATGCTTTATTTATGGATCCTGATAAAGCACAAACTCCTACTAAAGAAGAAGCTAAGCCTGCAGAAACAACAGGTTTTATAGATCCTGATACTACATCTGCTGGTGGCTTTATAGATCCAGATGCTGTTAAAGAAACTAAACCAGGACGTACTCCTGGAGCAGCAGAAACCTTTGCTGAACATACTATCTTTGGTGTACCAGTATCGGCAGCGGGTTATGCTGGTATGACAGCTGGTGCTGCTATAGGTGAAGATATTGGTCTTGCTTTAGCTCCAGTAACTATGGGTGCAAGTACTGTAGTAATGCCACTTGTTGGTGGTGCTATTGGTATGTTTGGATCAGGTTACATGGCTGACAAAGCATTACGTTCTGTAGGTCCTGAATCATTAAATCAACTACTAGATAAAGGTGCACAAGAACATCCTTATGCTGCCTTTACAGGTGATCTAGCTTCTTACATTCCTGTAGGTGGTATTGGTCTTCCTAAAACAATTACATTACCTTCAGGTAAAGAAGTTAGTGCTGCTAAACAAGTTGCAGTACTTGTGACTGGCGGGTCAGGTCTTGAAGCAGGCCGTGAGTATGCTACTGGTGAGAAGTTTGATCCAGTTAAGATTGGCATAACAGCTTTAGCAACACCTTTAATGGCAGGAGAACCTACTGCTATAGGTAAAGCAGTTACGTTTGAAAAGATGCGTAACCTTCAACCTACTGAGTTGTTAGAGGATCTACAAGCTAAACTTCATGATACTATCTATGAAGATAGACTTAATGAACATATGAAGCAACAACGTGACTTTCAATCCTTTGAGGAGTTTAAGAAAGGTCAACAAGCTCAAGGTGATTTGTTTGAAGATCCTTCATTAAAGAAAACAGATGAACAGCTTAAACAAGAGTATGAACATACTATTAAAACTAGAGCTGTTGAGGAGTTCTTAGCTTCTAATCCAGAAGCAAACCGTCCTAATGTTAATACACCTAACATACCTAAAGATGATGAAGGTATGCGTAACTACTTCTATAACCTTATTGGTGCTAAGACTCAAGATAAGATTATAGCTGATCACATTCTTAACTATGCTACTAAAGATAACCTTACTGCAGAGATGCGTGATAACATTCGTAAGCATATTGAAACAGGTTCATCTTTAACTGCACAAGAAGAAGTATACTATAATAAGTACTTTAAAGATTCATTAACTAGTCTTAAAGCTAATACTAGATACTTAATGGATAAAGGTATTATACCTAAAGAAGAATTGAGTGATAACTTCTTTGCTCGTATGTTTAGTCCATTAGATCAAAAGACATTAGAGAACTTAAGAGCTCAAGGTATTATAGAAGATGAACCTAGCCTATGGAGTCAAATGCGTGAGAAGTTAGTAGGTCGTGATTTCGGTGCACAAGACGTTCAAGGTATTAAAGGAGCTGGTAAACAACGTGCT